TTGCTGCCCAGCATGCTGCGGTAGTATGCGTCGAGGATTGGGACGCCCTCATACAAGGCCAAACCACAGATCCCTGTGGCATGCCTTATCTCATCCAGGGAAGCCCAAGGCCTATTATGGAGGAAGGTCTCATCATGTTTCAAAGCCTTGGTAATGTTGCGCACCATCATGTATGAATGTGTGCCCAACTGTACCGGTTTGCACTGACAGAACTCTATCCCCTCAAAATAGTCAACAGGCTCCTCAATCTCCATCTCAAACCCAAAGCGAAGAAAGTGGTCTGCTATCCCAGCAAGTTTCGGCAAATCTCTCCTATTAATAAAGATGCCACAATCATCGCCGTCATCTATAAACCTCCATGGACAATCCAACCGCTCTAAGTAATTAAACATAATGGTACACATTAATATAACATTACCCAGAGCTGTGTTCATGTCCCCTGAGGCCCGACACCCGTCTACCAGATATTCGATGGTGCCATCCACCATGTTAGCAAACCCTCTCTGCTTCCTTTGCATTACCAGAAGCCGTGCTAACAACTTGCTACGGTTGATGGTACTGTACACAGAATGTTCGAACTCCAGAGCTTCCTCACTGACATGCTGATCAAATCTGGACGCATCCATGCCAACAAAGCATGGATCCTCCAGGCTATCCCAGTGTTGTCTTATGGTGAAAGCTCTGTCCCAAGGTGCATCACACTTGAGCACACAATGGTGTCCAATCATCCTATCTATAGCACCATATATCAACTTCTCCATGGGCTTTAGGAACCTCCCCACTTCGACATTGAACTCCGGTGACCGTGGCTGGATTAATCTGGGACATGGATTATTTTTACTACTGGCATTGTAGAGCTCAGCTTTGATGAATGTTTTTAGATACCCATGTTTACGACTAACCCCACCACAGGATAGTCGCTCAACCGCATGCGAGTAGCGTTTAAACTTCGGACCTGTGTAATGGTCACGGAATTGCTCCCTAGACCACACAGTCGGAAGTGCCGCCAGCTTGCGTTTGATAACCTTGGCGTATCGCCTGAGTCCAAGAAAGGCACCTTGGACAGGCTTAGGACATTCAACAAAACCACCCCTACCATCCTTAACATAATACAACCTCTCAGTCAATGCTCTGAGTGCAACAGACACTGTATTATTGTAACAAACTAGGTTGTCAGAGACGGAGGGTCCCAGTGAGAAGAACCTCCGCCTCTTAATGACACCGCCCACCTTCCTGATTTTGATGTTTGGATGGTGAAGCTTCACCACGGCTTCACAACCAACACCAAGGCGCCGGCACCACTACGCAGCCAACTCCTGCGCTTCACTCCATGTGCCGCGTATCATGGAAGCAAAGGTAGAAGCTTGGAGCTCATTCTTGTCCCGCACGAAGACCATCTCCAGAGCTAA